ACTTGCCGAACTTCAATAAGAAATTTGTTCCGTCCGCTTGATCCTTACGAAGGAAGTATTTGGAAAGTTCCTCTATATTTGCACTTCCCGATATGGCAACAACCCGGTCTTTATTGGTCCTTATGTAAATAGAAGGATTCTTATCATCATTATGTATGTATATCTCACCCTCATTCAACCCTTCCAATCGCTTTTCAAATGATGGGGATATTTCCGGTATAATCGGATTTCCTTCTGCATCCGTTTCCGAACCGTACCACAATATCTTTATAGGATGATTTCTAGCCATGATTACACATAATTTTCATTAACAAAAGCAGCTTGCGCCTTCTTGTATTTTAACACATCGTCCTCTTCAGGATTAGTTAGCAAAAATGCTATACCTGAAGAAGAAGTTGCGATCTCAGTTTTGCCTCCGATCCCGGCAATATCGTTTTCTCTAGGGCGTAAAGTCACTTTATATATAAACATCTGTTTTTTACCTATTGTATCAAGCTTTTCCGGGACAGAATCCCCTTCCCGTACATACAAATTACCGTCTATGTTGACGTGAGAAAGGCAAAGTAACTTATTTATGAACTCCGCTATATAATACGGAACACCACGACTTGTCCCAAATACAAAATCAAATGTCTTATAAGGAAGAGAATACATTTCTATTATCTCCTGCTTCTGGTTCACGAACTGTTCGTTCTCAACTTTTAAATCCACCCCATCCGGTTTGAATCCTCCTATTATTCTGAACTGAAATATCTGCTGAACATCATCAATCCAGAATATATTATCAAATGCAGAATTATTATCCTTATGGGAATATTCAATCAATATAGAATCACCTATATTCTCACACACACAGAATTCCTCACATTCCTTATCGCCTATAGTTACTGTATATATCCCCTCCGAAGGAGATAATGAGGCATAATACATCTTAACGCTTTCATTAACATCATAAGTGAGCAGTGCTATTGACGAGGAGATATTGCCAATCTTATCATTCAAAGAAGCCAAAGGTATTTCACCGTTATCGCAGAAAATTTGCAGCAAAATGTTGTCTGACAAGGAAAATACTTGTCTGAAACATCCTGCATTTGAATATTTATATTTCAGCGGTTTGAAGAATAACGGGCAAACATCTCCGATTGATATCATGGTCTTTTCGTTAGTTTCTAGCAGCTTGCGACTTCACAAGCTTTCATTGCAAATATAACAATTAAAATTTGAATCTTTATAAAGAATTAGAATTTTTCACAATCAAAGTTACCTTTGAACTTTGTGATTTTGTGAAATTGTAATCAGCCTGCTGATAATATCCCTGTATAACCTTGCCTTGATGTTCAAATTCAACAATTCCTGTAAGATCTTCCGGAAGCTCTACATCCGAAGTTTCAAATTCTACTTCCGCCACAGTAAACATCCTTTTTGAAAGAATTATATCCCTGCTTTCCCCCATTCCATCAATACCCACATCACTATTACCATCTGAAGACGCAAAAGTAAGCATCTCAACAGATGAACCGATATATGCTTCATTGGCCAAAACCATAGAAGAAGGAGAAAACATGGCATTGAACATTGTGTCAGGGCTGAGAACGCCACCCATAAGATAATCCCTGTTCAATATATACTTAAGTCCAGACGAATCAGATTTCACCCCTACCATAAATAAATCAGTGTCACTTTCGTTGTCTGTAGTATCTTCACCTATCTTGTCAGCAAGGAACTCTATGCCGTATGCGTCCGCACGGTATGGAGATATCATTTCAAGGCTATTGTCCGTCATGGTCACGCCTGTGGTATATTCATTCGTAAAACGAAACTCATCCTTACCATTAGCCGTGTCGTAATCCTGTTTGTCAAAGCCTATCCGTATGCGCGAATACACCAATGCGGAATTAACCTTCATCTCGTAATCGGATAAATCATCTATTTTTTTGACAACATCATCCGAGAAGTATTTGCCTCTGTGCCGGAAAGTTATCGTATTGCCGGATATGTCATAAGCGTATCCGAACACATAACTCATCCAACTTGCAAATTTAGTGAAGGATGTATATATTTTGGCTCCCGGAATCTTACGAGCTGATTCAGCCGCCAAGAGCATACAATTATCAAGCCTTCCGTCACCCATGCTTTCTATTACCCCCGTCAATCCGTCTTTTCCCCCGTTAATGCTTTTGAGTAGTCTGTTGAGCAACGTGCTGGGATTTACAACATCCATCTCAACAGGATTTATTCTGTTTTTCCATGATATCGTAACACGACTTTTTGAATCCACGGGATAAAGGGCAGCAAGGTTAGGACCAGACTGTTCCCTCCCTGACTGCACTTTGCAAAGGAGCACAAGCTTCTCTCCTTTAGCTAAGAATATATCATGATGTGCTGAATATTCTTTTTCTATAAGACCGGTGGAATACGTTTCATAGAATACCTCACTGATTGTTTCCAATGTCTTTTTATCCGTGCCAATTTTAGCTAGTCGGAAACGTACCCCGTTAGTCCAGCCCCATGGCGATATGATATTATAGCTTATCCAAAATTTAAAATCAATATCAACAGACAAATTGATGCTTTTTACGGCATATATCAGAGTGCCATCATCTTTACGTTCATCCAACACCTCCGTCCCATTATCATTTAGATAATACTCCGTAATACTTATATATGACTGATCCGATATCTCCGTGGCATTGCCTATATTAATGTCGGTTGCCTCTGTATATAATGACATGGGAAGCCACCTTTCAGCAAAATCCATTGACACAAAATTATCTTGATCCGGAATCTCCCCTACTTCTCCATTGTATATGTCACCTGTAGGAATCCATTTTGCCGATTCTGAAAGTTCAAGCCCGTCATAAACAAGAGGAATGGGACTTTTCACCTCTTCAACAGGATATTCATATTGGGTTCCCCTTTTAGCCTTTATCATGGACGCCACGCTATCATCCACGGCATTTATCTGTAAGATACTACCATTATCCTGCAATGTAGAGAAATTGAGAGCGCAACTAAACCGTTCATTATACAACCAACTGTTATTTCTTGTACTTATTATTATTGAAGCGGAAGCATTCAGATAATCTTCATCATATTGTTTTAACAGCAATATTCTAGCATCCCCAGCAAAAGAAAATTTGTTAGAAAAAGTACGGATAACACCGTCATAGTCATTTCTCTTGAAGCTAGCCTTCACCTCGTCCCAATTCTCAAGATCATCAGTAACCCTGTACCTCAGACCATTTATTAACAATTCACAGCGGTAGAACATTTCTTATCCATTAATTTGCCGTTTGTAAAATAATGCTTATTTTTGTTGTGACAATGTAATTTTCATATAATCAAAGTTTTTTTGTTTTTAGGACTGTGAAGTCTGATTATTTTAAATGTGTTTGTGTACCCGGTAAGCGTACCGGGTTTTTAGTTATCCTTATGCAAATATAGTTATATTTTTATCTCATATAATCATTTTATTATAATTTCTTAAATCAAACTTGCCTACTGTCTTTTTACCAGTACACACTATCAGTTTAAGATGCTTGCCATATATGCATTCAAATCTATTATTTTGTTCTTCCATTTTTTTGAGTATATTTTCTAATTTATCTAATGTTGTCATGGTCTTTTTATTTATGTTGCGAATCGCAACGTTAACGGGCATAAAATTACTCTAAACCTACCGCCCGGATTGACGGTAGGGCATCATAAATGTGAACGTTGGTAAACCTCCATACAGCATTTACGCTTCTTTTATATATGTGGCAAAATAATATTAGTCCTTATAGAAGAAACTCTCACCGGGCTTCCTCGTAAGCCTGTAACATAAGTACAGACAAATAAATACTATTGTTATCTCTATCATAATTTTGGATATAGTTGTGGCTGTCGGGCATTGAAACCGACTGCTGATAATTATGTAATAGTATTACGCGGCTGGATTCAGCTCACCTTTTATCTGCTTGATGGCTTTCTTCACGTTCCAATCATTTTCATATAGAGCAATGATGAAACGCACACCTTTGGTAGTCCATACCGTATATACACTTGTTCCTGTCGAACCGTCCGAGCGTGTGTACGTCTGTGAACGGGTAGAATGCATCCCCCATGTAGAATAAGGTGCATGTAATATCCACTGTCCGCTTTGCCGGTAAATGATTCCGATTTCTTTCAGCTTCTTGTGCAGCTTTTCAGCATCCATTCCTATCTGCTTGGCGGCTTGTGTGCTCGTCTGCGTATTCACACTCTGCAAGTGGTTGTCGTAGTAACTGACTTTTGGTGCGGCTTTCTTGATTTCCTCTGTCTGAATCTCGATGGTGACTTGCTGTTGTTCGGCTTGGGCTTCAAGCTGCTTTAACCGTTCCTCTCTCTTGGCGAGGGTAGCTTGTGCGATGGTTAGAGCACGTGCCATGATTTCTTCGGGAGTGTCGTCAGATTTAGTTGCGATATAGCCGCCAGTCTTGCGGATGGTCTTTAGAATTTCCTTAACTCCTTTCTTAAATTCTTTTGCGATTGGCTTACGGCTTTGCATGAGGACTTCGTATAAGCCATCTTCGGTTAAGAACCAAACTTGCTGATTTCCACCGGGGGTCGGAAGATTGTTCCGAACCTTTTCATCGTCATCAACAAGGTTTACTAATTTGTTTACGCTACTTTGGTCATACTCGATACACTCTGCCACTTCTTTGGCAAGGAACAACGGATTTTCGGCAGTTCCGTAAACTGTAAACTTGTGCCCAAGCAACTCTGTTTCGCTTAGGACTTGAATCGGATGTTTTGACATAACAAAAAAAATGCACCTACTACGAGCTGTCAAAACATCCATAGGATTATTTTGGGGACGTTTCCGTTACCCCACTCGGTAGGTGCAATATCTTATTATAATATTACTTTTTATATGTCTTGGCAAAAAAATAACTCCAATGATTGAAGCCATAGGAGTTTGCCGCCCCTATGAATGTTTTGACGTTGCAAAGTAAAGCATAATTTTTGATATGGCAAAGAAAAAAGCAGAAAATATTTGCGCAAATGTGAATTATAAATTACCTTTGTAACATGAAAGTTAGAAACGTCATAGCATATAAGCACTATTTCATCGATTTTGTGAAGTCCCTTTCCGAAAAGATGCAGGATAAGGTGGTGAAAACAATACAATATGTCGAAACGCTTCAAATTGTCCCGGAAAAATACTTGAAGCATATTGAAGGGAGAAAGGGACTTTATGAAATCAGAGTAAAATTTGCGAGTGACATCATACGTGTTTTTTGCTTCTTTGACGGTGAAAAAATGGTTATCCTATTAAGCGGATTTCAAAAAAAGACGCAAAAGACACCGAAGAAAGAGATAGACCGGGCTGTCAGGCTCATGCAAGAATACTTTAATGAAAAGGAAAAAGAAAGGAAATGATTATGGAAACTTACACTTTGAATGATATTAAAAAAGAAGTTTACGGAGAAATCGGCACTCCGCGCCGCGACAAGATTGAATCCGAACTTTCCAACCTGCGTGTCGGGCTTCAAATACGCAATGCCCGTGAAGCAAGAAAAATGACACAAAGCGAGCTTGCAGGGAAGATAGGAAAAGAACGGTCTTTTATCTCTAAAGTTGAAAGGGAGGGTAGTAATCTTACCCTTTCCACGCTTTATGATATTGTAACGAAAGGGCTTGGGGGAAAACTTGATATACAAGTTCAACTTTGAAAAACTGCGAGGAGACAAGATTGATAAAATAGAACCTTTAAAATGATAAACGTTTATGTTACGAGTAGTAGATGTAGATTACATTAAAGATTACGAGCTTCTTGTGACATTCAGTGACAAAAGCAGAAAAAGAGTGGACTTGAAGCCATATCTTATCGGAGAAGTCTTTGGAGAGCTGTTGGACAAAAGCAAGTTTACCCAGTACGGGCTTACACGCACCACAATCGAGTGGGCGAACGGTGCGGACTTGGCTCCTGAGTTCTTGTACGAAATAGGAACTATAGCCTGCTGAATATCAGAAATGAAGAAGATTGATACAAACAAGTTGATTAACTCGGAAAATTTTTTGACTGCCAAATACGGTGCTACCGACACTGAAAGCCGTAGGGAATTTGAAGAAAAAGTATGTGCATATTATTACGGTGTAATTTTACGTGATAGACGCAAGGAGCTGAAAATGACACAAAGTGAACTCGCGGAAAAAACAGGAACAGCAAGAAGCTATATCTCCCGTATTGAGCGTGGAGATACAGACATGCAGCTATCCAGCTTCTTTCGTATCGTTCATGCCCTGAAGATGGATTTTGCACTTTTACGTGGATAATATACCAAAAGTCAAATTTAATTAATATAATTCGTTTGAGGATTTGGATAAACTATTAAAACTGAAGTAATATGGGATTATTAGATTTTTTCAAAGGAAAGACAATCAAAGAAACAGCCGAATTTGACAAAATTATTAATGATATTGATAAACAAAAACCAACAGATGAAAAAGGGTCTTCCAATTTTCACTCAACTTCGCAAGTTATACATCAAAACAAGATGGATTCTTTAAATATTGATAAGGATACTATAGACAAAATTCTTTTTATCAAGGCTTTTGTTCCACAAAGTTCTATTTTATTGGGACATCAATCTAAAGAAATTATTAAGGAAAAATTAAATTCTATTAAAGAAGTTGTTGTAGATATTTACAATCATAGAACAACATTTGATGATATTTATATAACAGATGAATTACATGACATAAGGCATTTTGTTGAAAAACAAAATTTATGTGATATAAGTCTATATGATAAAGAAGGATTTATTTCAAAATTACTTTTGCACCTTGACATTGTAAGATTTAAATATGTCTATGAATCCAGATTTATTCGATCTATCGGTGAATTTACTACTCATAATATCACTGATATAGATTGGAAACTGGACGCGTTAAATGTATTTATAACCACAGACAAAGAAATAAGGGATAGTATAATAGCTGATAATACACATAAACTTGTAAAATTAGAGGCTGAAAAGAAAGGAATTGAGAAAAAACAAGCAGAGGAAAGGTGCTTAGCTAGAGAACAACAAGAAATCGAAGAAGCCAAACAGAAATTGATTGAGAGCAATCGTAAAAAGGAGATAAAGGCCAAGGCAAAAAAACAACTTGAATTGCAAAGCAAAATAGAAAGTTATGAATTATACGGTGATATTTTATATCAAGGCAAGATGTACACGGTAAAATCCAAAACAGATATTGAGAACTTTCTAAAACAGATAAACGATGGGACTATTTGATTTTCTGAAACACAAGGAACTTACGGAAATAGCACTTTTAAAGAGAGATCTTGAAGTAGCAAAAGAAAAAGAGGAAAGGCTTTCTTCCGAAATTACAAATCTTCAATCACAATGTGAAGAGCTTTCCAAATATAAAGACATTGCTAATATAGAAGAAGAAAAAGAAAAAACACTTTCATTTATTAATGAGCAAAATTTAAAATTTGAACAAGACCGACAGCAGCATATAAATGAAATAGCCTCTTTAGAAAGCAAGATTGCTTCCTCCACCGAAGAATTGAAACAAAGAAAGTCACAAATTATAGAATTAGATGAAACTATACTTTTGCAAGAATATGGCTTATATTCCCCTATCTATGATTTTGCAAATTTAGAACAGTATAAAGGTCGTTTGGATACTATTAGGACAGAACAGAAAAACATGATATTGAATAAGACTGCCGCCACCTGCTCACACATTTGGACTGTAAACGGAAGTGAGGCACAAGGCCGTGCTATGACAAATCAAAACATCAAACAAATCATAAGATGTTTCAATGACGAGTGCGATATTCTTATCAGCAAAGTGAAATTCAACAATGTAACTGCCTATAAAGAAAAAATATATAAATCTGCTGACGTTCTGAATAAAATGAATACAAAAAACGCAGTTTCATTATCTTCTAATTATATAGAGCTCAAAGTTCAAGAGCTTCAACTTGCTTATGAATATGCAATGAAGAAACAACAGGAAAAAGAGGAGCAACGAAATATTCGCGAACAAATGCGTGAGGAAGCACGTTTACAAAAAGAAATAGAAGAAGCAAGAAAAGACATAGAGAAAGAACAAAGACACTATACCAATGCACTTATAAAACTCAACAAACAAATTGAGTCCTGCAACGAATTGGAAAGAGAAGTTTTATTAGAGAAAAAAGAAGAAATAGAAAAACATCTTTCTGATTTGGATATAGCAATAAAAGATATTGACTATAGAGAAGCCAATAAAAGAGCCGGATATGTATATGTCATATCAAATATAGGCTCTTTTGGAGAAAATATATATAAAATAGGGATGACACGTCGTTTGGATCCAATGGAGCGAGTAGATGAGTTGGGCGATGCTTCTGTTCCATTTAAATTCGATGTTCACGCAATGATTTTCTCAGATGACGCGCCTACTTTAGAAGCATCTTTACATCATGCTTTTGAAAATAAGAAAGTAAATATGATAAATGGACGTAGAGAATTTTTCAGGGTGACTCTTGATGAAATAGAGAACGTCGTAAAAGCAAACTATGATAAAACTGTTGAATTTATAAAAATTCCACAGGCTGAACAATATAGAGAATCACAAAAGCTTATAGAGCGGTTAAATCAAATTAAATAATTTCATCCATACAATTTTCGTACCGTGCTCCTTTACACGGGGAAAAAGAAAGTCGCCAGCCAAATGATGCAATATTGTGGAACTCTACACCAAATGACCGACGGCTTAATATCTTATGTAGACAGAGCTCCACCAATGTCCTCATTTATTTTCTGCCACTAAATTACTTAAAAAAAATGCATCATATAGACAAAATAGTAAATTTAACAAAACCGCACAAACCAGCCTTCAAATCACTTCCTCTTTCGGTTCAATTCCTCTATTTCATCGCATGTCTGCCTAACAAGACAGGCGTAAGATCCGGCGGTCCATTCTTTCAGATTGATATGCATCTTATTATATTTTCCAATAGCGACAACTTCATTTATAAACCCCCGTTTTGTAGGCTTCTCCTTCGGTTCCTCATTCTTTTCCTTACTTATCTTATCCAAATCATATTGTGCACGGGATTTTAACGCGGATATTCTAGCATTCATGGCCATTACATCAGCTTTCTTGCACGAATAACCTATCTTCATCAGAATATCACGCACCTCATCATACATTTTCAACTTCATCATGTTCTCACATGCCTTCATGCACTCCACGGTCATTGCGAGATTCATACGTTCATTACAATTCAATATCTCAGAGAACAACTGTTTGCTCCCGACAATTTCTATATAGTCATTGATAATTTTTGCCGATGCAGCCCCTTTGTCCTCATCGTCAAATTCAATAGTATTGCTATCATTGGTATAAATCTCTATAAAAACGGACAAGGGAAGTTCATATATGTCACTTGTATACCTCATAATCAGATACTTTTTGAAAATTGATGATAATTGTTTTCTCTTATCGCCTTGGCTAATTTTGCAAATCCTATCTGCTGTGATTTCTCCAGATGCCCTATCTTTTTCTCCAGTTCGCTATAATCATTAACTATTGATACAGGAGGAAGATTGTTTTCGCTTCTATATGCCATAAGACCATCAAAATCATTTGCATGAGCCTTTATCCTGTCCATATCCACTGCATAAGGTATAACCTTCGCACCTTTAGGGATGTCAACCAAAGTAGGGACAGACGGAGTAATATACGCTCCTTTTTCAGTAACGATTGTTTCAGGAACACCACCATCACCCACTACAGCCAATCCGCCTTTATGCGAATCAGTACCCTTGGCATACTTAGGTATAGGTTGTGATGCTATCACAGCTATTTGCGCAGCCCCCATAGCCGCCGCAATACCAGCAAGTACGAAATTAGGCAACGCCTTCGCTACAGCCAAAGCCGTTGCAATAGTAGCCTGTATGATGCTATTGGCTTTATCCCATCTTGCCTGTTTTTGTTGCAATTGAGCTTTCTTCTTCTCCAATTCTTCATTTTTTCGTGCTGTTTTATCCTCAGCGGCACGTTTACGGGCCTCCGCTTCTTCCGAACTGATAGCACCTGTTTCTTCAAGACGCTCAATCCTTGCCAGTTCTTGTTCCCCCGCTTCCTCATTGGCTTCCTGCTCCTCTTCAATTTTGGATATGCGGTTCTCGTATATGTTCTGCATCATGGAATTCAAACCGTCAGAGATTTTAGCCAAACTTCCTAAAACAAGCTTAAGCCTTTCTCCATTTGACATATTAGCCCACATATCAGAAAAAGAACCACCTGCCTCTTGGGCTTTTTTGGCCAAATCTCCAAGCACATCATTAATCCCTGAGAAGAAATCTGCAACCCCGCTTTGTTCGGAAGGAAAGGAATCTGTAATGTTTTTCAAAGCATCCGCCCAATCCTCTACTTGTTTCTTCCCTTTTTCAGCTTCATTAGACGCCTCATCATTCAATAACGAACCAAAATCCGCGCGCAGCTTTTGGAGTTTCAGCCTTAATTCCTCTATCTTCTCCTGTGGGATGGTACCGGTTGCCTCCGCCACTTTCAATTCAGCCTCGGCTGCTGATATCTGAGCCAAAAGCATTTCTTTATTATATTTTATCGTGAGTTTATAAAGGGCCTCCTTATATTTCTCTTCACTCATCTCGCCTTTCAGGTGGCTTTTTTCAAGCTCGTTCTGCTGTTCAGCAAGCCCTACCACAAATGCCTCCGCCTGCCGTGAAGCAGAATTCTCCATTCTTTTGATATCTTCATATGTCTGCCTGTTCAGCTCGTCTATGCGCTTTTTCTCGTATTTGTCCCTTACTGCCTGAAGATTCTCATAATTCCCCTTCATGGCGTTTATCTCAGCCTCTTCATCCAAATCTATCATTCGCATTCTCAACTCACGTTGCTCTTCGCTTCCCTCTTTGACTGCTTCTAATGTTATCTGTAACTTTTTCTTCTCCTGACTCAGATAGAAATCGATCTCTTTATTGGCAAGTTCTTCCTGCATCTTCTCAGCAAGGTTTTTACGGGTTTCATTTTCTTTCTCACTATTTCCTTTCACCTCTGCTATACGTTGCGTATAATTCAACCGAATACTCGCAAGTTCTTTTTCTAGACCTTCATCCATTAACTCCAATCTGCTCTGCTGATACGCCTTATCGATTCTAAGTTGTTCTTTACGTTGCTTCTCCAATTCCTTTTTTTGCTTGTCTGTTAAAGTCGTAGACGTTCCAGATGCATCATCAATAGAATTTGATATTTCCCTGATATCCGCAATCTGTTTTTCCAAAGAAGTCACTTTAGTTACTTTATCCAGATATTCATTCCAAGTTCTTGTCTGTTCTTTACCGAATTCGGCATTTGTCTTTTCCAATCCCAACGCCTGTTTGAAGAATGAAGCATCTTCCATATCTTTCCATAATTGCTGGTTCTCATTATAGAATTTATTCCTTAAAGACTGTTGCTTTGATAACTCCTGTTCAAGAACGGCAATTCTTTCATTTTTGGCTTTTTCCAACGCTGTCGTTTCGTCATCCCCAGCTTTTATATATTCATCTTTCAAACGGTTTATGGCAATAATCTCAGATTTTATGGATTCCTCCGCATAAGGGGATGCTGCTCTCTTGGCTGTTTCAACTTGCTTATCTGCAAGTTGTTCCGCACTCATTAGCCATTCATTTATTTTGCGTATGCCATTTGTTGCCATGTCGATAAAATCCTTCATGGCTCCGGTATTGTCCATTATAGTCAGCATCAAAGATTCCCAGGCTGATGATAAGTTATACAATGCGCCTTGTACATTGTTCCCCATAGTATCGGCCATTTTATTCAAGTCATCTTCCACTCCTGTAATCTGGTCACGGAGAGGAACGATCTTGTCTGATGCGGTCAGAAAGGCGTTAAAAGCTGCCACACTTCGTTTATCGGTCATTCCCAGTGTGGAATTCAGATCAATCCCTTGTTCTTTTAATCTTTTCAATCCGTCAACCAATTCCGGTAATGTCTTAACTGGTCCACCAAGAGCTTGTGCTAATTTACCACTGCCATCAGCCAAATTCAGTAATATATTCCGGGTGGCTGTAGCCGACATGGAAGCATCAAATCCTGCGTCTGCCAGTTTGCCCAATAAGGCCAATGTGTCTTCTATTGTGAAGTTGAAGGCCCTGGCAACAGGTCCGACGATGGGCATTGCTGTCTGAAGGTAGGAAAAGGAAAGGGCGCTCTTGGTTGTTGCGACAGCCATTGCGGATACGTACCGTTCCGTTTCTTCCGTATCAGCCCCGAACATACGTAGAGCCGCACCAGCCAAAGCAGCAGCTTCCGGCAATTCAGCACCAGTAGCCTGGGCAAATTTCAGCACTCCCTCGGTCATATCAAGTATCTCTGTCTTGGAAAAGCCTAATTTGGATAATTCTATTTGCAGGTTGGTCGCTTCTGAGGCGGTGTATTTTGTCGCTTCTCCCAAACGCCTAGCATCTGCTGTCAAGTCTTTTATCTCTCCTTTGGTCGTACCCAATATGGCTGCGAGCTTACTGTTTGCAGCTTCAAAGTCAATTGCCGTATTAATCCCCTGTTTAAATGCTCCTATTAGCTTCTGAATTCCTGTAATAACTGCTTGGGCTCCGACAAAGCCCTTGATCATTGAACCCACATTAGAAGCGACCTGTCTGGTTCCACCAGCAATACTAGTCTTGATTATTCCTCCAAACCCTTTTGCGACAATACCAAAGTTTTTCATTGAATCATTGCCGTTCTTCAATTCCACTATTGCCAGTTTTATCTGCTCCTTGTAATCGCCGACTGTCATTTTCGCCTGCACATACGCATCGCGATTCCTTTTTATATAATTAGTGTTCTGATTTATTGCCGAATTCAATTGCTGACGTATCTTCCCTTCTTTATCTTCCGCATCTGTCAAATCCTTCACAGCCTGACGTAATTGCTTATTTACGGCTTCAGCTTCAGCAATTGAATGGACTTCTTGTTTTGAAAGCTGTATCGCCTGTTCTGTAGTCAGTTTTTGTTTTTTCTGTTCCTGATCCAGTAGTTTTTGCTGGCGTAGACGCTCTGTCTGCGCCTTCTCAAGTTTCAATTCAGCTTCAGCATTAAGTTTCTTTGCTTTTGCGTCCTCTTGCGCATTATTTACCGCCTGTTTGGTTACTTCATTAACTTGCTTAAGTGATTCCTTGTATTTTTGTTGCAAGTCGGCAAGTTTATTCTGGGTATCATGTAGTTTTTTTACTGTCTGCTCGTATTCCTTGCTTTTTTTATCCAATTCCGACAAATTTCCAGGACTTGCATTGATTTGAATCGCCAGTTTCGAAGCAAAATCCGCATAACTATTGGATGTTCTCTTAAAATCATCATCCAATGTTTTCAAATCCTTAGAAAGTTTTTCAAGCTTTGTAAATATACTGGACGAGATTTCATCCGTGATTTTAAATTCTGCTCCTGCCATACTACTTTTCGTAAGTTTTGGGTGATACATGACTTCATGCACCTTCTAAGAGCAAAGATAGTGATTAATTCATTATTAGAAAGATAAGAAAATAAAAAAGAGAAGCAAAACCTTCTCTTTTTTCAATAAATATTCTCTCTAAAGTGAAAATATTAATCAATCACCATGTAACAACATCTTCTATTTCTCCATTCCTTACAGTACATCTATAATGGGTACGGACCATAGCTCCAAAACTATTTTGCGAGTCAACATAGGATTGAATTATAATTGATCCATCAGAGTTTATTTTATATTTTGTTTCATCATCAAATTCATCTGCAAATTTCGCAGATGATGGAGATTTTAATATTTTTTTTATACCGTTCTTAGCATCTCTGAACGCCTGCGAAACTACATAAGAATTATTATTAGAACTTTCCCTTTTATTAACTCTAAAATAACCACCAGTATACAATAATAAAACAGTAATTAAAGAAATAAAAATAATTACACTTTTTGCATAAGTTCCTTTAGAAAGATTTATCAATAGATTATCTTTTAAAAAACGCATAATAACAGTCCTGCCCATAAACAAGACTATAGCAGTTGCTAATAAAAAAACAACAGTTCCTATTGTCATATCATACTTTTTTTATATAGTTATAATAATTTGGTTATTTTCAGCAAAGTAATATACTTTTAAAATCAAATCAAAACATTACGACATATTTGTTTACAATTTAGAATACTGTCTAAATAAATTACAAACATAGCGTTTCAATCTTTATGTTTAAATTTCACCTTCTCACTTCTTTTCCCAGTGCATACAATCAGTTTGAGATGTTTGCCGTATATCCGTTCAAGTCTATTATTTTGTTCTTCCATTTTTTGAAGTATAATTTCAAGTTTATCTATTGTTTTCATAGTCTTTTAAATTATGTTGCGAATCACAACGTTAACGGGCGTAAATACTCCACCCTACCGCCCAGATTGACGGTAGGGTATCATAAATGTGAACGTTGGTAAACCTCCATACAGCATTTACGCTTCTTTATATATGTGGCAAAATAATATTAGTTCTTATAGAAGAAGCTATCTTCGGGCTTCCTCGTAAGCCTGTAGCTTAGGTACAGGCAAACAAATACTATTGTTATCTCTATCATAATTTTGGGTATAGTTGGGCTATCCGAGTGTTACCCGGATAAACAAGTTACTGATAATGTTATATTTAGGCTGCTACCTTAGAATTGTATAGTTCAAGTATGAACCTTTTCCCTGCCTCCGTCCAGTACATATGTTGTCTGGTCTTGATATTACCTAGGCTGTCGGTATATGCGTGCGGCCGATGCACAGTATATCCTTTATCCCGGTATTTGGAATAGAGATAGTACACTCCGCTTTCCTTATATTGTATTCCCCATTGGCAAAGGAGTTTGTTTAGCTTGATGTCAGATATACCGATGCAGGAAGCTATCATGTTAACGGTAAGATAGCCTTTGGAGGAAAGGACCTTGTTGCAGTATTCTACTTTCGGGGCTGCTTGGCGTAGCTGTTCTTCTTGTAATGCGTTCTGGTGTTCAAGACGCTGTTTTTCCTCCCGTTCGCTCTTTAACTGTGTAGCCAGACTGATAACCAAGTCTGGATTATTAATCATTTGTTCAAGTGTTGGCTGTGTGGCGGTCATGCCGTATTGAAGCAACTCTTTGATACGCTTATTACACCATATAGCGAATGATGGAGATAACCAACGGGCAAATTCCAATGCAACATCTTCGTGAAGCCATGTGCCTTGTTCGTTATTACCACCTTTAACTACTTGAATTAGTGCCGATATGGGAATATGCATATCGGCTGAAAGTGCTTCTGTGAACTCGGTAGTAGCTTTCAATCTAAGCCAATCCCCTACTAATTTACCAAACGGCTTTGCCATTTCTGTGGCATTTACCATAACACTATCGCCTTTCTGAAAGGTAATAGGACTTCCGTTGTATTGGAAGATTTGATTTTCATTCAACTGTCGCATAATAATGAAAATTAAAAGTTAATAAATAAAGAAAGCAGAGAATTTCTCCAACTTGCGACAGTTCCATATCGGCTTTGGGGCGAATATGTACGGAGAAACCTCTGCTTATATTTTAAGCAATACTTCAATATCGGGCATAAAAAATTCCCAATCCGAATATGATAATAAAACTGTCGCACTGCAAAGTTACAACATTTTTTCAAACAAACAAATAATGAAAATATATTTTTCATTGTTATTTTCACACACATAATATCCATCTTTCTAATGACTTTCAACACGCCACAATATGCCTTACCTGTAATTTCTGCAATTTGCAGTGAACTTATTGTTCTTTTTTCGCCATTTTCCCCATCAATAGGTACTAACTTATTAAAATTTTCCATATCTTTGCGATATAAGATTAATATTGTTCCCCGTTGGCGGCTCAGTCACTTCCGCCTTTGGGGATTTATTTTGACTGATTGTAGCAGGTGGGGAATCGAACCTCATTGTGCCATTATTCACTCCTGCTTTCCTCCCTTATACTATCCACGCTTGGAATCGTATAAAAAGAAAGTTCCGTAATAGGTGCAAGCTACTACGGAACAGTCATATATAAACTCCAATAGGAGAATATTTAATCAACATCAAGTAACGCTTTGCACTTGTTACAGATACAAAGGTAAATGATGTTTTTATCTTATACAATGGTATGAATATTAAACAAAAGACAATATCAATTAATAGTAATACTAAGTAACGCATAGTAATATATAGTAACGCAATTATTAAATATCACATTCGCAATTTAGACAAAATCTAAATTATAACATAATTGATAGTTTTGTTTTTCAATAAAAAAATAAATGTCTTTTTTTGCACAAAACATTTGTAACAAACGAACTGTTTTTAGATATAAGCATCATTAATCATGGGAATATAATATGGCTGAAAAAAAACAAAGTTACACAGAGGAAGAATTGAATGAAATGATTGCATGGTTTAATGATCATGCTAACCAACTTCCCAAAACAATGCAAATTAACAAATCTGCGTTCACTCCAGATTTAGTCCTCACTATCGAAAGCTGCATCATGCAGGCGAAACAAAATTTAGGAAATTACAAGATGGAAGGATCATTCTTGCTTCTAAGGCAAATAAGAGCCAATATTGAAAAAGGAGAAAACGATCTTTTGTAGATCCGTCCTTTACATAGATAGCGGTAATCCTTCCGGATGTCCGCTATCATTTCACGGAAATATGAATTCAATAAACTCGCCTGACCAGTTTTCACCTTCACGACAGAATTTATACACATCTCCAACCTTGTATAATATATAAACACATTCATCCATAACAGCAGCCTTCTCTGCGATTGAACGCATATGTTCCATCTCCCTCATTGACTTATTTCCTTGGCACAAGCAGTTTTTCATAGTTCGGTTCAATTCCATTTTTTGTTAATAATATTTCTTTCAAACATTTGAATATTTGATATTTTTTACCCATATTTGCATTATGAAACTGACGTTGAAAATCAAACTTGTCCCAACCGATGAACAACATCGTCTTCTTCTTGAAACTCTCAAGGAGGCTAACGCTGCGTGCAATCAGATTTCTGATATAGCGTGGCGGAATAAGACTTTCAACCAGTTCAGGCTCCATCACCTTTGTTATAATGACATACGCGAGCGGTTTAACCTTTCCGCTCAAATAGTTGTACACTGCATAAGCAAGGTGACGGACGCTTACAAACTTGACCGTAAAACACAACGGACATTCAAGGAATACGGGAGCATCAACTATGACAGCAGGGTGCTTTCCTATTCCGGTACATACGTTTCTATATGGACCGTAGGCAAAAGGCAGAAAATTCCTTTTGTCTGCCACAACACCGATTATATTCCTTACATCAAAGGGGAAGCCGATCTTGTGTTCAAGAAAGGCAAGTTCTATCTTTTCCAGACGGTGGAAGTCCCCGAAGAGGATGTGGAAGATGTCGAGGAGTTTATCGGTTGTGACTTCGGAATTACCGATATTGTGTGTACATCCGAAGGCAAATCCTATTCTTCCCAATCCCTGAACCGGTACAGGGACAGACAAAGAAAAATCCGTAGTTCTATTCAATCCAAAGGCATGAAAGGTCGCACCCATGAATGCAAACGTGGCTGTGCAAAACTCCTGAAACGGCTCAAAGGGAAAGAAAGGACTACTGCAACAATAATCAACCACACCATTTCCAAACAAATAGTAATGGAAGCCCAAACCAAAGGGCTTGGTATTGCCATTGAGGATCTGTCCTACATCCGCTCCACCACCGAACACAGGAACAGGACTTTCAGAAGGGAGCTCAATTCCTGGTGCTTCCGGCAGCTCCGCTCTTGTCTGGAATATAAGGCCAAGAGGGCAGGTGTACCTTTGATTGTCGTGGACAAGGCATATACTTCCGAGACTTGTTCTAAGTGCCACCATATCGGCACAAGAAAGAACAAGTACTTCAAGTGTATATATTGCGGAAACGATATGGATGCGGACATCAACGCCGCAAAGAATATCGCTCTGCTTGGGGCTGCCATAAACAAGCCTGAAAAATCGGGTATGTGGTCGTGCTGTCTGCATGTCACTGCTTAGGTTTAAAACCACCAAACTAAAGATTTGGTGGTAGTTTATAGTTCGCACCTCCTTATAAATTTCTCAATAGAGGGCATAAGCCTGTACGTAACATAATGCCTCCTTGCTTTGGAGCTTACCTTGAAAATTTTATAGCCATATTTCTTCTCAATATCAGAACCAAAAGAAACGCCATAGCTGGCAATCCTTATACCATTTGATATTGGTATTGCCGTGATGGAACTATAAAAATCTCCACGTATGATAAGGTTTGGAGTATTGTTCCCTCTTGCAGAAAAACCCAGATATGAAGGTTTCGGTTTCTGTATCTTTGTCTTCCAATTTTTATAGCGTTCGGCGTTTTTCTTCCAATGCTCTCCATAAGTTTTTTTAAAGTATGGGTCCTCAGTATATCCAGGGATCAAAGGATTTTCATCTCCATCAACACCACTATATAGCTGTTCTCGTACATATTCCTCAAACTGAGGAGCATCCTTTTCCATCTTATCCCTTATCATTGGCTGAATGCCATCAGCCAATTTCTTCCAACATCTCGCGTATTCCTCCAATGTCATAGCAAAAACGGGGGATCAATCTCCCCCGCCTCCTAAATTACTGTTATTGATAATTCTATTATATACGGAAACCAGCCTTGATTTCCGCCTTTCTCTAGAAATGTCCTTCCAGAATACATCTATATTCTGAGCAACAAACTCATCCAATGAAAGTTTGGCCACCTCGGACTCTATAAATGTGACTCCATTAATTCTCATTGTACCCATTGTTCAATCCCAATGACCCCATTAGCCTGTAAAATAGAAGGAGATTTAAGCACCGGTACACCTCCTGTCGCTGTAAGCACACCGTTACTGTATTCCAGTGCTGACGCACCAGAAACGACTGTTGAAGCCTTCTCAGACAATACAGCGCCATAATATGCAGTAAGGTCTGTGCGGTCATAGTGATCCACGAGTTTATATGTATTCTCAGGAGATGTCATTTTCACAAATTCAACATAATTCAATCCCTTGAGAACATTTTCCAAATTTACACCCGATTGTTTTACAGACATGTTTTTCATCATCTTCTCCGTATCGGAATACATTGCATTAAACGCAAGATAAGCCTTTTGTCCGCTTGAGTCATAAGTCTGCCCTGTAGGGTAAACCCCTGACAAATCGAATCCTGCAAGCTCGTCTGTTCCGTCATCCTCTCCGTAGATAACATTATTCTTGTCAAAAACATACATATCAAACAATGTATCCTTGTTGGCTACAAGATTAGCTTGTAAAGCTAGATTAAACTTACGCAACGTGAATGTATCCGTCCTTGCCGAATAGCCCGTTATTTCCGAACCGGCATAACCATTTTCCGATGTATTGGGTTCACCACCGCTTACCGCATATTCCGAAAATCCTGTAATAGGATAAATTCTGTCCGGATAATCAGCATGACAAGCCTCTTCCAAAGCATCAGCAGTCAGTTCCTTTGGCAGTTTTTTGCCATGAATGACCAATATAACACCTGCTACCTTGTCCGGTTGCAGGGGGCAGTAATTCATTCCAGTATTAAATCCGGACGTGCTGCCGCACTCTCTAATATCTGTTCGCATAACAATTCTGATTTTTAACTGTTAAATCCAAATTCTTTATTTCAATAGCATCTATCTTTTCGCCAACTTCCTTACCGTCAACATCAACAGCACCACGTCTTCCAAAACTATAATTTTCTGAATATGTATGGCTTACAATACCGGAGTAACCGAAATCAAATTTATCACATTTTTTTAACTCTTCTATGAATCTGTAATACAAAGGTCGAAGAATACCTTCAAAAGATATCTCACGACGTTGTTCATTTGTATACTTTTCCAATGTATTGGTAGCGATTATTATGTTTACAGATGCCTTACAAAAATAATCCTCACTATCCCTTTCCTCGTCTAAGGGAACATACAGCCCTATCATTGGGAATTTTCCCAATGCTGTCACCCTGCTTTTCCCAAGAAGAAGAAGTGTTTCCCTTATATAAGAACTGTCACCATATATGTAATTTATCTGTTGATCCATTCTTTTTGACAAGGAAGCACATACATCTGATATTATATCGATTATCATATTCCAAGAGAATTAATTGTTTCCAACAATTCGAAATCGGTGGCGATATCCGGATAGTCCGCTTTATTTGATTTAAGCCACCTCACAAGTCTGATATTCATTCTTACCATGTCATTCCATGCGAATATCATTTTCCTTTCTGGACTTACAAGACGGCCGTCATCTTCGTCAGCCTTCACACCTGTAATAGTTGCCTGTGCATGATTATGTCTCAAATAATGAAAATATATATAGTTGGCAATAGGGGATTTGGAAACCTCACTATCACCATCACTATATCTCACGACAAGACGCGCTATAAGATCATCCCATCTTTTTTCCTTCGTTTTCCTTTCGTTGGCAATATATGATGAGAATTCCTCATACAACTTCTCTCCAAGGAGTTTTCCCAGATATTCCGACTCATATTGCATTACAAAGCCTTGAAGGCTGGCAACTATCGCCTTATTAGTCTCAGAGGGAGTATGTATATTCAATACAGCACCCTCAATATCAAGAATACCTCCTTGAAAAAAAGTATAATCCACTAACATTACACAATATCTTTGAGGTTCTTCTTTTTATTGAACAAGTCTTCAGCACCGATTTTCTTAGCGTCCTCTATCAATTCCGTAGGAACGGTGGCAACACGCCCATCTTGGAAGAACTTAGCTGCAAGTAACATATTAACACTTACCTTATCACCTTTTTTATAAGAAGCTCCGTCCTTTGCGAACTCAACCTCATAAGTTTTAGTCAAATTTACCTTCATAGCATATATAAATTTATCCGCCGACAGCGACGGGGGTTATAGCTTCAATAACGGTTGCAATCTTATCCTTGACAAAAGCTGTTTTATATTGTTTTTTGATATAAACCATCAATCGTTTCTCACCAAGGATAGTCACCATATTTTTAGTGAAATCATCATTTTCCCACCCAAGTGTAATGGTAAGGACCCATACATCACGGATGTTAAGATAGTTAAAATCTCCAACCCAAATATCACCTTGTTTGATCGCAGTGCTGGTTTCCACTCTCAGACCTTGAATCAGTTCATCACCAATACGGAAAGGACGAAGATATTGCCCATTAACATCCTTAGTCAACTGCATTTGTGCATAGTCAAGAGGATGCATGAGCACAAGGTTTGGGCGATAAGCCATATTGGACATTGACACAATCTGTGTATACATACCAACAATAACATCATAAGTGTTGGGCTTATCTACTTTCAGAGTTGTCAAGGAGAATGTAGGTATATCACTCCCAATCCCTTTAATCTGACCACCAGAACCAGTACCAGACAGAATACCTTCTTCTTCTTTCAAACCAATACGATTGATAATCTCAGCCCTAACCTCCGCAACCAACTGAGGCAAATCAGATAATGTTTCTTCGGTTACTTTTGTGCCAAGAGCCACTTTGCCAGCATTGATAGTAACTTCTGACAATGTACCGCTCATCATAGGCTTAAGACCGCCTTCTGGAACCCATTCGGCTTCTTCTTCACCCGGATTGAACTCCGCATAAGTTAATGATCGTGTAGATATTGCTGCCACATTGGCAAATTTACGGATTACAGTCTGAGAACGCGGATCAACAGATAACTGACTATCAATTGTCATGTTATAATGTGGTGCCACACCTGTACTCTTCAAGGGCTCAACATCCTTTTTGCTCATAACAAGTGTAAGGCTTTTCTTGAATCCAGGAGACTGCTTACAAGCTGTTTTCAAGTCCACGGATTTCTCTCCATGTTTGCCTACAGTAATGAAATCCTTCAATTGCTCTTCAATCTGCTGGTCTACAGATTTGAAAACCGTTTCCCCATCTTCATTCTTATGCATTGCACCCTTCATGCGAACAATTATCTCTTTCATCTCACCAAGTTCCTTACGCACTGTTTCCAATTCCTTTTCGGAGTCTATCTTTTGAGTAACCTCATTTAATTTATCCTCAAAAGTTTTTTTGTCGATAGTATCGTTCATGAAATCACCTACAGTAGCGTTTATTGCGTCCTGCAACGCCTGTAATGACTTCACGGAAACCTCATCCATTCCCGACAAATCAATTTTGCTTAAAAAGTCAAATTTCATACTTCTTTAAGTTTTAAAGGTTTTGTAAATATTTTTATTTTTTTATAGGCTCCCTCTTCATCAAGTGGCTTGCCTGCCGGCTTGTATCGAGCGAGTGACATCGCTTTTCTTATTAACGTTTGAACTTCCTCTCTCTTCCTTATTGGAAGTCCTTTACATACATCACTTATTTCAACCGGAAGTGATTCCAACGCACTTTCATATTCTTCTGCCGATTTCAGACCAAGATATTCAGTTTCCCCGTTACATCCCATGGACACTACGGATATCTCATATAGAATGACTTCCTTTACAACAAAACAGTCACGTTCCCTATCATATTCACATTTTTCCCATACATAACTATAACCTATAGAGAACTGGTTCAAAGTTCCACTTTCAAGCTGTTTCAACGCTTGATTCCCTCTTTCCACATCATCAATAGACGCTTCAAAGTAAAGCCCTTTCTCATCTTCTTGCAGAAGCGTAATGCGTCCTATAGGTTCATGCATGTCATGCATCCACAACATGATAATCTTATCATTAGCAGAACTTTCCGGACCTCTCTCCTGTATACTTTTTGAGAAACATCCTTTCAAGAGCATATCACCGGCCTTATCAATGTTATTGAAAATTGCGGCATAACCACTGATAGTTCTGCTGCCAGAATCATATTGTATCTCCTTTGCATAAAAAGATAAGGATTTATACTGTTTTCCCAGCCTGTCCTTGTATTTGCTTGTCTCCATCATTATTTATTTCTATTTTAAATTCCCCTTTTGGGTTATCCGGATCAATATCTGTAAAATTAGACATCTCAGTTCTTGCCTCCTCAAAAGTAATCAGCCGGTTGTTATACAATGAAGCTATAGCATTAGAGGCTGTAGACAAGGCATCCGCCAACTCTTTCATGTCCTTTTGAAGACAAGCGACATGAGTAAAGTCCATTTTGATTATTGCTCTGTCCTTACATATAGCATTAGTCAAAGCCTCTGTTATACATTCACTGTCAGGAATAATAAGATCCTGATATGCCGCTTTCTTTGCCTGAGAAGAGTTATCATAAGTACTTCCTTGTATAATCAGATTGGCGTCAAAACCTATGGTCTGAGCTATCGCCTCCAAACACGCCTTATCTTCCTCATGAAGCTTCAATTGTTCCGTATTTGATCCTAATGTAATCCATCCCAGTTTCTTAGGAGTCACCATGATTTCATACAACTTATGCACTATGCCATATTTCCTTTTAAAATCATTCTGCAATTTTTGGGATTCAGACGGAGTAATGGCGGCATTCCCTACATCAGTCGTATCATTCCCGTACAATATCCCTTTTGGACCTCCATTAACTATAAGATTTCCTCTCCCTATCAGTTGAGCCATATAGTTTCGCGTATGCGAAGATAATGCGTCTACAGGGGAATGGAAGGCAATTTTCCCTCCATTATTGCTTGGAATATCCATTATTGAATCGTATATGACAAAATATTCCTCATCCCCAAGCTCTATATTTACATCTCCCCAACGTATATATACCCTTTTAGCAATTGAAGAAAGTTCTGTCTGAGTAAATGGGTCTTTACCGAATGATTCCATATAAAATAATTCGGGAGGTATTACCATCATGGATTTAGGCAGGTCGGATTTTAAAGCTCTCAATGTATAAATAGGGCAAAATCCGAAACATTTTAAGGATATCTCAACCTGTTTTATAAAGGAACGCCCACTCTGTATTATATTTGGACGATTTAAGAGAGTCACAATATCTTTAAAACTCCTCTTTTCATTCCCGTTCATATCTGTCACGTAATATCTTCCGTTCTGAATCATTCTTCCGCAATGATCTAGAACCATTGCAAACGGCCAACATTCATGCAAGGCTCTTGCTTTCCCCTCAACAGTAGACATATCGTAATCTATATTTCCTTTATTGCCAGGAAACAGGCTCTCTACCCATTTAGGTACATAAATAAAATTACCCCCGTCATCCTTACCATGATAGGTGGCTTCATCATACATATCCTTATTTGACTTCTTTAAAGAAGGTATCTTAAACCAGTGTCTCATATACAACAATAAAGGCAACCGCCGTTATAATACAGCAATTGCCTCCACAGTGATCACGTTCTAAAAGTGGGTATGGTGCAACTTCACACCATGAAGGCAATTGCCTGTTACAAAGGAACAAATTAATTTATTAATTAACAAGTATTTCAAATATTATTTTTGTTTAATATAAATTAAAATAATAAACTTCCAATTTATACACCATAAAAACACCCATATTAAAAAAAGACCAACATTTTTTGTACAACATCCGATATTTTTTTGCCAAAGTTTTGATATATCTTAAAAATATACCAATTATATATTATATTTTTTCGATACGTAATAAGACAGTGCTGCTACAGAATAAATTGCAGCGCAATCATCTGAACCATTATAGTCCAATACTCCATCCATAAACTCATTGTATTGCGGTATCTTGTCATAGTCTGAACGGAACATCACATTATTTTTGATAAAATCCAAAAAAGCAGATATCCTAGCGTCTGCTCCCATATTTTTATGTATGATTCTGACATCATATCTATCCCTTAAGCCCCGTGCTATAGGAAAATAATTTTTTTCACTTTCAAACAAGATCTCCGCAGGAGATATCCCTTCTAAAAATGACAGAAGAACATTTTCATCAAATGAACTTATATATGTCACATTATCGATATATATTCGCTCATTTACATAACATGAAACCATAATAAACTTTCCGGCATATTCGGGAAGAACATATACAAGTCTTGTCCCCTGAATATTTTTAGATATATCATAATATCTCATATCTTTATTTTCCTGCTTAATTTTACTTCGTTTTCTTTTTAAGGAGAAACGAGTATATTCATCCTTAAACACCCATACGGTAATATAACGTAAGCAGTCGCAAATGTGCCCGTACTTCTCATAAGACTGCCCCGTAACCTTATCCTTAACTCTCGTCTTCAACATTCCACCGTTAACATCCTTCTTGGCATTATTATAATCAACAACTGAATTCTTACATCCGTCATCTACTGAAAAACACATTCCGGAACCACCATCAAGCATGTAATTGACAAACTCACCAGACATGGGCACGGACGGATTAGAATATGGTATCCTTTCTTCGACATGGTAAGTACCTTCCAGCCCTTCTACGAACTTGTCAAGGAATGACCTCTTTTCATCATCTATAGTATTCCCATTCCTTGTTGAAGCGTCACCATATAAATACAGCATATCATTGTATCTGATTGACCGCAGATAATCAACAGCCATCCGAGATGCATGCGTTACTGTGTTAAAGGGATCACCGGCACATATCTCATTAAACTGCCTTATATGACTTCCGTCCACTTGATAAAAACAAATCGAAATATAGGGAAGAACATTGTTATCAATAGAAATATGCACAGGAAGTCCCTTGATATATCGTGTTGTTTTAATATGCCTATTAGAATCGAAAGCATATAGAAACTCACCCCCCGTCTTAATACTACCCCATTCACCCAGCGCATATACCCGGTAATAGTTGTAATCATGTTCCTTGTACCATTGATAATTGGATATTGTCTGCCTGTCATAATATCCATATTTACCGTCCGGAGAACCAACCACCCAAAAATTATTTTTATAAGACGAATGCAGTTCTATTGTATCCGATGGGTACTTTTCCAGCTTTCCTGTACGTTCATTGGCGATCATTCTAGGTTTGCAACCCCGTTTCCCTAATATTGTGCTGTATGCCTTTGGCAAAGAACTTTTAGTAAGAGGATTTTTCACTTCGCCATATAGTTCATTTGGAAGATCGTCCCATTCATAAGTATCAAGAATTTTCGTTTTAATCCATGAATCCTCAGATACAGGATTAAAATTGCATATTATCTGCAACCCTTCCTTACCTCTAAGACGGAAACGTATCTGAGTAAAATCTTCATATTCGAACTCGGTTGCTTCTTCCATCACTATCCAACGATATCCAGTGATAGACTTTATTTTTTCAGGATCATCAAGCCCTGTAAAGTCAATTTTACAACCATTTACACAAGTTATATTATTTTCCTTAGGCACAAAGAACTGACTCAGTTGAAGAGCCTTTAGTTGGGTCTTAAACTCTTCATACACTGTATTCCTCAGACTAGCTCCCACTTTTCTTACAACAAGAGCCGAACCTTCGCAAGAAAATACAGACAACAACACAGCCTGTGTCGTAGATACAGATTTTCCCGATGAAGAACCACCTCTGTTTATAATGTACCTGATATTCTTGTCATGCATAGCCTTACGGATATGCCAAAACAGAGGATTGAACAACTTATGTGAGAATACCATCTCTATCATCACTCGTCCCCAATTATCATGCGCACATTAGTACTGACATCACTTTTTACCGGAGCATCCCATCCAAGCATCTTGCTTATCTGTGTAATGGCGGCTATCTTGCTGTATAGCCGTATCTCCACTCCATATTGAGTGTTCTTAATTGACTGTATGCATAGACGGACGGATTTCGGAATATTCTCAACAGACTTTACCATATATGTATCTTTACCAGAGGACAGCAGATCTATCGGATCAACATTCACCACGCTTGCAAGAAAGCGAAGCACATCATCCTTCTTCATATCAAACCTCTCGCAAGCCTCAACCTGAAGCTCATTCAACCGGGAGGCCACATCTGAATTTTTAAGAAGGTCAAACGCACGTTTGCGCACAGTTCCGTCCTTCCAATTCACACTGCACGGATAAGCTTTCCGATACGCCTCTGATGCGTTACCCGTTTCTATATAATAGTGGCAAAATTTTTCTCTATTTATTACAAGTTTCTTTTTCATAAAAGTCTTTTCGTCCGAAGAACGTACCGCGCTCCTTTACACGGGATCATTACAATTCAAAGTTACGGAAAATATGAATAAAACAAAAAAAACATACCATTTAATTCATGTACCCTAAAAGTGCCCTAAATTCATTGCTAAAATTCAAGTTTAAGCTCATTCATAGGATTAACTTTCTTTTTTCCACCTTTCGCTTTCCGATATACATCGTCAATCAATTATTTAAGCTCGTTGATGTAGCTTTCAAGGGATGTTGCAGGCATCCCTTTCTCTTTTTAAAACCTACCATTTCTATCTACCATTCTCTTTTCAGAATCAGTGGCTTGTCTTTTGGGAAATTTCCCATGCCACTTCCCCGGTATCATACGCGGATTTTCCCCTTTACTGTCAAATATCAATCTCCCACACTCCGAGCACAACGGTTTTCCTTCAAACTCCTTTATGCTTGCATCATACTCTATGGGAAAGATTTTATGTACAACAGGCCAATAATCCGATGTGGCTGTATTCTCAACACAACCACATTTGCTACAAATAAACAGTGGCATAATCAATATCTTTTTCCGTTCAACATAGGTCTTAGTTCATTGTATCTCATCTTCTGATTGATGTGCCAGAGTAAATCTACGCCAAGAATATTAGCCAAAGCGAACACTTGTGTAATCACATAATTAACTTGTTCTTCCAATGAATATTTACGGTCTATTATTTCTTTTACGATAGCATATATATTTTCCGTGAAAGTTTTCTCCCTTGAAACCACGTCAACAGGCGAAAATCTATTGAGGTTGAAATTACGAAGTCCTGCAAGGTCAAGCAAGCGGATAACCGCATCGCTTAGTTCGTCTGAAATCGTATCTTTGATATATTTTTCAAAACAATACTTGAAATTGACATCATCGTGCGGTTCTTCATCCTCATAAGAAGACTTGAAAGATTCCCTGTCGGCACGTTTCCCTTTTCGGTCCGCTTCCACAGCTTCCATAAGCTCGGAAATGACAAGACAAAGAAGATGTTCATTACTCAGCTCCTTATCATGGAAACCGTACTCGCAAGCGGTCTTATAAGCTCGATCCCGTAGTTCGTTTAAATTAATATTTTCCATAATCATATAAGTTTTAATGCTTCCTGTAATCCGGTTTCAAGTACTTCTTCGTAAGTATCCCATTCCCCTCCGTCATTTGTTCCTTCATAAACAGAACTAGTTATATGAGTTCCATTATCAGCTTTAGATATTTCGTATCCATAGCCACAAGCACAGTTATATACACATATATGAATATTTTTGGTTTCACGTAACCACTTTTGGGCGACGGATTGCGGAGGAACAGATAGGTATTTATAACAATGATTCAAAGTGGAAACATCTATGAGATATTTTCTTTCATTGAACCCTTTCTCTTTAAGCAGTTTAGCAGTTTCTAATGTTACAAGTTCTTCAGTCATGGTTATTCTCATTTACACTCTTTACACTCTTCACAATGTAATTTATAAGCATGGGCAAACATCTTTAACGTAACAGGATCAAAGTGAAAATCTGCCTGTTTATCTTCTATGACAACTGAAACACATAATTGGCCGTTGCAAAAATCAATATATGCCTCACCACCTCCATCCCCTCTAATGGAAAAGGTTTGTGTCTGTACACTATCCATTATCTACCTCCTTTAGTCTTTTAATTAGGGCATCAGCACAATTAAGCGAATATTTAGCGACTGCCTCAGAATTAATACCATTCTCGTTTGCTATAACAACTTTAATAATGTCTTTTGCCAATTCGTACCTACGTTGTTCCCAGTCGATAGCTGAAAAATCAAGTTCGCATTCCTTGAATACCATGTTATCACATACATATAAATAATCTCTGCTATGTTGAGAGTTGATGTTTAATTGGGGAGTTACATCTACCAAAACCCCTGTTGATTTTACTCTTGCTTTCATATTTAATATTCTGATTTAATAATAGTACCAAATGAACGATACCTACGCCAAACCATATTTCCACGTTGAATACTAGTAAGCCAATCACAAGCCTTAAAAACTTGTCCTACATTATATAAAAATGGTCGTTTTTGTATTTTTCTTTTTATTCTTGCTTTCATTGTTCCTCCTTTCCGATTTTAACATATCCGTTTTCAATGCACCAACACAGCATATCATAGGCTGCATCAATAGGCTCTTTACTTTCTGTAATATTTATCATAGACCTAGTATAAGGTTCCATATACAAGCATGTATAGCTATCTGCAAGTTTCTGGATGGTAAGCACTTGATTGCCGATGAAGCAAGGCAGCTTATCAAGAATATCCTGCAAAGTGTAAGCAGGGTATTCATGCTCCATGTTCGGTTGACTCACAAAAAGACAAGGTTCTTTCTCTATTTCATCTGTTCCGTTGATGATAGAATCAGCGGTAGGCAAAAACTGCCAGTGCATACTTGCATCGCTTGTATCCAGCCCAAGCTCCTTCAAATGCTTCATTTGCTCGATTGACAATACCTCTTTCATTTCTTTTCCTCCTCCGTTTTAATATCCGTTACTTTACCACGACACTTAAATTCATTATTTATTATATCTGATACCGAATATAAATTAACCCAACATAGACACGCGTTCCCAAATTCATTTTGACATAAATCGCGTAATGAACATTTTGAACAATCATTACGTTTCGTTTCCTTTAATTCATGCAGCACTCCGTCTATTATTATTCCGTTCTTTATTTCCATATTGTCTAATTAATTTGATTGATTGATTCGCTTTGTTGATTTGTTTACTCTGCCATAGTGTCTAACGCAAATAGCATTTGCCTTCATCGAGCGTCCTAATCCGTATAAATACTCCATGCGTACATTTCTACGGATATTCTTCATTATCTTTTTTGCTTGTCTTAATTTCATATCTCAATCTCCTTTCTGTTTAATCCGTTCAAGTACATCCCTGTTGGCTTCGAGTATCTCATCGAAAGACGTGATTTCTCTCCAATGAGTAACATCCCAAGGTCGGAATGTTTCATAGGCGTAATTGTCATTCCAGAAGTATATATTGCTATCTTCTTCTATATCATAACATGCAAGCCTAATAACACCATCTTTAAGTCTTATTAATACAGGCTTTCCTTCCTCCGGCAACCGTTCCTTCACACTTATCCAAGGGGGCTGCTTTGATTGCCATTCGGCGCCTTTCACAAATGCGGCTTCTGCAATTTCATCATGAGATAAATATTCAAAATCATCAAGTGATGTGTGCGTACCATAAGTAGTTAATGTTTCGGCACTTGCCATTCTTGCTTCTATCGCCGCTTCTTCTACTGTCTGTTTGGTTTCTTCTTTTGTCATAGTTCGTCAAACTCTTTTTGTAATGTTTCTATCTTATTATCCAAAGCATTCATATAGTTCCGAAAGAAATCATTACCAAAAATTTCTTCCTTTAATCGTACATCATTGTGCATTTGGCTATATGTGAATATCAATCCACCGCCATACCGGATATTTGACCTTTCAAGTTCTGCCTTATGACTTTTGTATTTTTCTATTTTCTCGTTGAGTTCTATTGCTCTGTTGAATTTACTCTTATCCATATATCTCCTTTCCACCTATCCCGGCAGTATATACATTGCTACCGGGAATAGGTAATAAATTGTTGTTTTCATATCTGTTCAGTTTGCTATTAAAATCTATTCAATACGATTTGCTCTGCTTCCAGAAAGGTATTAGCCCATTCTTTTTCGTTGCAGCTAAAAAACGATATGTAAAAACTCCCTTTGCAGCTACCGATAAATGCTACTTCGTGGCTACCTATGTAATAGTGCGCTCCATCTGGTTTATAATACGTTTTTATTTCTTTCATTTTTGCTCGGTTTTGAGAATTATCCATTAAACTTAAGCTCATCCATATATCCCATCTCTTTCAAGCGGATATTAAACTCTTCAATCGAATCATTATTAGAAATGAATCGCTCAAGAACATCGTTAAAAGGGTGCAGATCGTTTTTTAAAATATCATTAGCCTCTTCTTCTCCACGTTTCTTCCCTAATCGGTCTTTGCATACTTCTATGTAATCATCTTTTGTCATATTGTAGTGCGTGACTGTATCAACAATTGTACTAAACCTACAATATAAGCCGTTTGGCTGTTGGGCTATAAATGATCCCATAATTACCTCCTTCTAATTTTTTATTTATCCACGGTTGATTTTACAATAATCTTATTATCGGATGATGGCATTACAATCACATTTCCGGCATCTGTGCTAATTTTTAAGATAGGATTAGAATTTGCGTCAATACCGGCTACTATAATCATATCTCCAAAAACATATCTTTTATCTTGTTCTAATTCATTCATTTCTGTTCAGTTTTGAATTATTTTTTTATAACTACTGCCATTGTACTAATAGAAGTGCCACTCTCTTTAAACTCGCCTGCGCTGATTTCAAACACTTCTCCATGTACTTCTTCCAACCATTCCCGGAACTCAACACATTTCTTTTCAGACGCGAATTTCCAATGCTGACTAGTTATAGCTGCAAGAATTCCACCTTCTTCCAAGCGTTCATACATAAGCCTGACATGCTCTATATCCTGATTACCGGAAAACGGAGGATTTGCAATTATCTTAGTATAACTACCTACACTGTCTTTGGTAAAGTCTTCATCAAGCAATATTACGTTGTTAAGGGTGTGAAGAAATTCTCTGTTTTCCGGCATCAGTTCATAACATTCAACCATTACAGAAGGACAAGCCCTATGAATGGCTTTAATGAGAGCACCGCGGCCGGCACTCGGCTCCAGTACCGTATCATCCTCATGTATCCCTCCGGCAAGCATAACCAGCCAGTCGGCAACATCGGACGGAGTTTCAAAAAACTGGTAATCCCGCTGTAGGTTGCACCGTTTACCCTCTTTCAAAACGGAAAACACACGCTCCGAATTAAACGGGAATGTGAAACCCTGTATCTTCCCACCTTGCCATGAGCCGCCGGCTTCTTCTATCCACTTCTTTGCTTCAGCATAGGATTTTTTGTTGAATTGAACTTGGGGAAGTTTGAGAACACCATCCTCAAGAGTACAATGTTTCAATATCTCTTCCACGCTCCATTTCTTACCTTCATCAGCCTGTTTTTTCTTTTCGTCCGTTGAAGCGTCCGGCGCTAAAAGTGAAGATATTTTTTGAACAACCGTATTGCTCGCATTCACGAAGGTATTGACACAGGATAGCGCTTCCATGAGAAATTCAGTATCAACATATCCGGCTGCGTCATAAACATCTATACCTTCAGTCATGGATGACAACTCATTGAGCTGCGCTACACTACCATGTAACGTTTCGATTAAAATCTTTTTTTTGTTCGTCATAACTTTTCTGTAAATAAATTCTTGTTGTGTCTATACTCCCATGACCTAAAAGGTCAGCCAGTTGAATAACATCTTTGTTTTTTTTCAGGAACATTTTAGCAAAGAAATGCCGGAAGGCGTGCGCGTGCATCTTCCTTGGATCAATGCCGCAATGTTTTCCCCATGCTTTCAAGTGCTGGGAAAAGCCACGCTGTGTGATTGGGCCGAATCTCCCTACCGCAAAAATCCCGGTTTTACCATGTTCTTTAGCATAAGCCTTTGCTTCTTGCTGTAGCTGTTTTTGAAAGAAAAATCGACGGTACTTGTTACCCTTTCCTTTTAATACCACTTCCCCGGATATGATGTCTTCCCACGTAAACTGCTGGAATTCCGACAGACGGGCGCCCGTTGTTCCCAAAACCTTAATAAAGAAATAGTAATCCTTATTGTTTTTTGCCTTGAGATATTCCAACAGCCGGTTATATTCCTCCTCGGTCGGCACATTGTTCACATCAAGCTTGCGCTTTATTTTGGGACGCTTCAGTTCTATAGGCTTCTTCAGCCATTTGGAAAATCTTTCTATTGCTGTAATCCGCAAACGGATGGTAGCGGGAGATAATTTTTCTTTTTCAAGACTTTTTATAAACCTCCTGCAATTATCCATGTTTACCTCATTGGCGTATTCGAAATACTTTTTCATGGATGTGTAATATATATAAACTGTATGAGAAGAGTAATCATTGTTGTCAGTCAGCCATATAATGAAATCATTAAGTTGTTTCTTGTTCTTATCCGAAATGACATCAAGTTTTTCCAAAGGTTTCACCGCCTTTCCCCTTTTTCCATATCCGATGTTGAGATAGGATAATAGATCGCATATAGCTGAACACATTAGCGAATGACGCACCATGACATCTGCATTTTCACGCTTATAAACCAGATAGCCACGACGATTGACATCTTCAGTACGTTCAAGAAAATCCGTTACATATTTGATATATTTCCCGACAGTATCATAAGTCCTGCCTGTTGTGTATAAGTAGGAAATATAATCAGTTAATATCTTCTGCCTGTCATTAT